CTTTGCATACCTTGGCTACCCGTCTCTTGAGCACGAATGGTTCGTTAGTGTCCACGATTTCGCGTATCCAAAAAGGGTTCCTTCCCCATCAAAGTTTGGACCAAGCTAAACAACAACTCGCAGAAATTCAGCAGACCCTAAGGGAGATTGAAGAAACTCTTAAGAATGACTCTCAATCTCGCTTTGTAGCAACTTTAAGCTCAAAACCGTAATCACTTTCCACCATCTTCTCCTCTTGTTTTTTAACAATTTCAAGCATCAACTCTTCACTTTTTTGAGGAACTAATTCATCTAAATATGCTTTCAATTCCTTCTTGGAAAGCGTCCAACCTTTTTTCCACTGATTTGGATATTTAACAGCAAATGTCATACCCGATGTTGCAAGACTAATCTTGTCGGGTAAGGCATCACGAGAAGTCGCATATAAAGCAGCTAGATCTAGTTCAACGGTTCGGCGTTCATCACGAAGTTGAGAAGCACGAGCATTAACTTCATTGAGTTTACGGGTGATTTCGGCATATTCAGAGAGAATGGGTTTAAGGGCTTCCATGGTATACTGTTTATTGCTTGAATGATTTAGTATCCGTTTTAAACAAGGGATGTCTTGGCTAGATGACGAAGAAATTGAACGACTCAGAACAGTCTATAACAAAGAACATCCTAAGGAATCCCCAGTTCCAAAGGGAACACCTGAAGAAATGTGGACTAATATTCAACATCGTCTTCAAGATAAGTGTTCTACTGGAGCTGCGGAATGTATAGTTTCATCTCTCATGCAAAGACCTAGAGCACCAAAACAATGGAATGTAAATCGATATGAATGGCTTTCTTCAGATGATATTGATCATGTTGAAAAGAACTACATGGAACTCTTTCCAAAGTATTACTTTGTAGGATGTATTCCAATCGACTTTGATTTGAAATCGGAGACAAGTGAATGTATTGTCAGTTCACTTTGCGAAATGAAACTAACTGAACTTGCAAAGAAATACGATCAAATTGGAATTATCTTTAATACGGATCCGCATGATGGGCCTGGTGAACATTGGATTGCATTGTTTTGTGATATTCGTGAAGAGTTAGAGTATCCTCGCATAACCTATTTTGATTCGTATGCTCATGTACCTGAAAAGGAGATCAAGAGACTTATGAAACGTTGGAAGGATCAATGGGATGCAACTAAAAAACATACTAGTCCAATGAAAATGACCTTTAATGCAACGAGACATCAGTTCAAAGATTCTGAATGTGGAATGTATTGCTTATATTTCCATCGAGCCTGTTTGATGGAACAACCTATGGAAACCCGTATTCCCGACGATGTGATTAATGGATTTCGTCAACTCTTGTTCAGAGTTCCAAAAATAGAAACGGGTAAGAAGTAATGGAACTAGCCATCGGACTTGGACTTGTAGGAATTCTTGGATATACAATTTGGCATGACGCAACTGTTCCCGATGGTGTGCCTGAAGTTGTAGAACGTAAGCGTCTATGCGACTACTATGCAACAGGAGGGATCTACGAAGAAGTTAAGGATGTTATTTCAAGCGGTCGTCGTCTACTAGAGGTTCACCTCTACGCAGATGAGAACGGAAAGCCAATTGTAGCTAAAAAGCCTTTGAAACTTGGATATGATTATGCATATGATTACTGGACGTTTGAGTCAATTTGTGTTGAACTAATTCAAGCTTGGGAAACCAGTGAAGAACCGTTTATTCTATCCATTGTTCCTCATTCAGTCAATAACGTGACTCTTAATCAAGCCGCTGAATCTCTCAAGACTACAGTTCGTCGTCACTTGGTAAAAGGTGTTGAACCCTCTACGTCGTTAGATGATTTAAAAAATAGGTTAATCCTTGTTTCTGATAACGTTCAGGGATCTGAGTTAGGAGAACTCATCAATCTATCTTGGTCTGAATCGAAGTTGCGTCGTATCTTGTATGCTCAAGCAATGCATCCGCGTGATGAATACGAACTCATTAACTATAACAGAAATGCGATTACCATTGTGGTTCCAGATGCTACGTTTGGAAAGGAGATTCTAGATCCTCGCCTGGCATCTGCAAATGGGTGCCAATGGCTTTTATTTGACAGTATGAAGTCATCCAAGGGGTTCGTTGAAAAGCCAGCCGGTTTACAATAACTTCTTCACCTCTTAATAAAATGGCAAATAAGTGGTTGGCACATGTTAAAAAGACGATGAAGTCGCACAAGGGAAAGAAGTTTGGTGACATTCTCAAGATGGCCAAGAAGACCTACAAGGGTGGTGCTGATGTCGAGGGATCCCCTAGTATGTCCAGCGGTCCCATGAGCCCAGCCCCAGTTGGTGGCCGCAAGCGAACTCGCAGGGGTGGCCGCAAGTCACGCAGGGGTGGAATGAATATGGGTTACTAAAACGGATTTCTTTGCGTCAAAGTAATAGAACCTCCAAAATGGACGAACCCCCTAAAACCCGACAAGAACGCAAGAAAAGACCTCGTGAGAAACGTCCTGAAGTCTATTCAGCTAAACATGCCCGTCTTACAATGCAGGCATTCACGAAACCCAAATTAAAGTAATTTAGAATGAGAAACCCTATACGTCTTCGCATGGTCTCTGGCTTTTGTCCTTCCACCACCAGAGAGTTTGCGACATGTTTTTCCATGATACGTCTTCTTGGAGCAACCGCTTCTGTAATACGCAAGATGGTGAGCAAAACCCTTATAACTAGGCATTGAAGTTCCAACCTTTTTAGATAAGATACTTAGTAATCCATGCATCCACTTCATGTATGCAGATCGAGAGGCTAACTGAGGTTCGTGTTCGGTGATGTAGTCTTTATAAGAACTTCTAAGTTCGGTGAACGGATAGACAGATTTAAGAGAATGAAGAAACGTTCTCTGAACTGCCATCTGTTCAGGTTCAGGTTGTTCGGGATAGTTTGCAGAGATGGAAGCCAAAAAGTCACCGCCAGGCACAGCGGTCGGTTTCAAAGCAAGATAGTGTCGTTTGACATCTTCAAACTCAGGATCAGGTCCAGGGTCTAGCACTGCTGGATCATTCTTACACTGAGTTCTCAACTTGTTATTCACTCGGTTATGAAGCTCGTATAACCACCTTCCAGGATCGCCGCGTAGGGGGTGTTCATGAACAAACTTGGTTGTAGACTCTCTGCAAAACTTACAAGGCAACACATCTTTCATCTGATTCAATACGTCATCGGGATGTTTTGAGGTGAATGCAATCAAGTGAAATAATTGCCACGCACTCGGTCCCCAGAAGCGAGTGTCCATTGTCTTTACGAAATAAAGTATACGCATCTTAATAAAAATGCTTGATACTCGGGATATTATCATTCTTACGGCGTCGTTTTACCTTGGAGGTGTTGTTGGAGAGTTCTTCAAGTCTCTTTCTGAGGACATCCTCACCCCATTGCTCGCACCTGCCGCTGCAGCTGGCAAGGGTGTTGGTGCTTTCTCAGTGACAATTGGAGGCGCAACCCTCAAGCTTGGTGAGGTCTTGGTTGCATTCGTCAACCTCGTTGTCTCATTCATCTTGGTCATCTTTACAATCGGACTCCTCCGAACTTACGTTTTGTCACGTATCGGCGCAAAGCGCGTCGAGTAAATTTGCGGCGCCTTCTTCTTCCTCCACTTTCATTAATACGTATTGCATCTTCTAATGGTGGTCTTTCCTCATTTTCATCCGAGCATACGTTTTTATCGTTTTCTATTTTCTTCAACTCTTCCAAAACTTTCAAGAGTGTGTCGTCTTCCGACAGGTCTTGATAGGGTCCATAAGGTTGATTCTTCTTAACACGTCCCCACAATGCAAAAGGTTTTACCAAGATTCCATTCTGATAGTTAGATGGATTTGCAGAATTAGATGGTAGATCATCAACGATGATTGTATCGCAAGGTTGGAAGATCTTTTTGGTATACCACAAATAGTTCAAATCTTTACCGTTACCTGTTTTTTCACCAGAAGCTTCTGCATCAACATCACCCCAAACATTTTGAATAGGACATCCTGTTTCAGCAGTAATCATTTTTGCAACAGTGTTTCCGTATTCAACGTCAGACCAAGTCCATAAATTAACGGATTTCACGAGACCCCTGAGAGTTTTGAAAAATGTATGAAAGTGAGGACGAAGAACAAATCCATCCTTAAACTTATATTTGCTACGTTCAGTCTCAGGAAGTTCATCCCATTTTCCATCGTTCTTTAGTATGAATTCTACAAGTGTATTGTCAATGTCTAAGACCACATTCAGCTTACGATCACCCACGATTACCTTATTCTCGTAAAGAAACTTAAATGGAATATTAATTCTGTCTACATAAGGTTCGATTACTGAAAAAGGCTTCTCAACTAAGAGAATATTTGAATAATCTGAATAATTATTCGGAGCTTCTTTATATCCTAGTTTTTCAAGTTTGGTTTTTGTTAGTTTATCAATAAGGAATGTTGCTTTTAATTTATAGATAGTATGTGGTTTAGCATTGATTCTAGTTTCAACACCGGGTTTATCATTAAGTTTTAAAACTACATTTTTGCCTTTGTTTGAAACCATCCATTCTTCCCATATAATTGAATCATCTTTAGATGGAGATTGATCTACATACCAAGTTTCAAAATGTCCACTTTTAGTTTGTAAAAAGCCTGGATTTGTAGCTTTTTCATCTTTATAGAAAGTTCCACCTCCAAGTACAATCACCTCCTCTTCGTTAGAAATATATTCGTTAAAAAGATCGTTGCGGTTTGAGCTCTGTGGATTTTCTACAATTGATAGAAGATGATTTAGTTCACCTGATTTAGCACGTTTAAAAGATACATCCAGAAGCCTAATCGCAAGTACTCTCTTCAAATGAATTGTGAATAAACAACACTTAGCCTGTTTAAGTCTACTAAATTTTGATTCTTCAGTAGTATCTGTAAAATTAACTGCTCCTCTACTGTCAAGTGATGTAGAGATAAAGTTCTTTCTTCCTTCATTGAAATCAATTGTAGTCTGCATGTTTTTTTGTCCACGATACACTGTAATTGAAAGTCTTTGATTTGCTCGTCGTATAATATCGGGTATACGATTTAAACATTCAATAGGACATCGTGTGTCAGATTTTTCTGCTAAAACATATGAGAATAAATCTGCTTCATCTTGAGGAGGTAGCTCCATTTAAAAAATTGATAACATTATAATAAAACAAATGGCTTGGTATAATCCTTTTTCTTGGGGAACAACTGAACCCGAAACTCCATCTGTTTCATCTCTTCCTCCAGCGACAGCGGATCCATCTATCACGGGTGCTCGTCGTCGCAGAACTCGTCACGGTCGCAAAGGTTCTAAGCGTTACCAATCTAAGCGGGCCCGAACCGGAAGGAAGTCCATCCGGTAGGCGGATGCTTTCCATAGATAGTCTCCATACGCTTCTTTAGCTCTGTAGGAGATCCCTTAAATATTTCATTATTCTGCTTCCATTCCTTCAACTGTCGGTTCATTGTTCCTGTTGTAACGGGCTCTGGTTCAGCACCAGGTTCAAGCGGATGTACAAACTCACGGATGAAACGGGCGATAACGTCCGACTCCTCCTGATACTCATTCGTATACTCCATCACTTTTGCAGGAGGTACAATCTTGCGCCATCCATTACCCTCCTTGTAAACAGCAATCAGATATGAGATAAAGCACGTAGCCCATTCAGTACTCACCATCTTTGCAACAAGGGATTCGTCAATTGGCTTTTCATTTGGAAGCTTTGGATCAGCAACAAACTTGCTAGTAAATCCAACGACACAGAGACGACGCCAAGTACCTCCATCAGTTGCATTGATCTTTGGCTTCTCATTGCACGCCAAATGGAAACGTGCCTGAATGTCAAAGTCAATCATCTGCTTAGATCCTTGATACAAATCTCGACACGTGATCTTCTCACAAGAAGCTAACTCTTTCATTAGACCTGTGTTCAAAGGAACCTCTTCATCTGGCTCTTGCATTGTCACAAACCGACGTCCCTTCATACGGACAAGCTCAGGTGCAGCAGCAGCCGATTTATTACGTCCCTGTGTCAAGAGTGAGATCGGAGCTTTGCACGTGTAGTCTCCCATTGCAGTAGACATCAAGTTCATCAACATAGTCTTACCATTCGAACCAGAACCTGTTAGAATATGAAACTTCTGGGCTTCATTTCCACCTGATAGACATGTGCTCAAGTGATGAACGAAGTAGTTGCGAACTGTTTGGTCTGGTAGAACCTCTCGCATAAACTTGTCAATTTCAGCCCAACACTCAAACGCTGTATAAGGTTTTTTGTCATCGTAATCAAGCTTTGTAGAGAAACTAACGTAATCTTCAGGTTGACCTTGACGAAACTCCATTGTCATCGTATCGAATACACCATTGTTGAAGCCAATTAGATTCTTGTTCTCATCTAGCTTACTCGCAAATGTTTCGTCTAGAAAGATTTCACGACATTCCTTCATCACATCAGATTTGAAACTTGTCTTCTTAAGCTTGAGTCTCATACTAGAGAATGATTTCTTTCGTGACTCTGCTGTGCATACTGGACATTCTGGATCAGGTTGTTTATGATCACAACTACCTAGATTTCTAATATTCACAAACTCAGCCATCTCCTTTTCAAGATAGATCTTGGAAACATCTTGAGATAGACGACACCTTAGAGCAATTCCACCATCAGTTTCTCTCCACCCATTTCCAACAAACTGATACCAAGAGTTTGTTCCATAGCGAGCACACTTGAACTCATCACCAAACATAGCAGCAACAACCCTAGCAACGTCGTTCTCTGTTGAGGTCATTGCAGACTCTTCAATTAGACGATCAATATTAAGCTTCTCTGCATCCATAAACCCGGTGAGGTTATCTGTTCTAGACCAGTTACGTAGAGAGTTGATACTAAGCTTTGGTCCATCTGTGCGAAATGCAAATGAGTTCCATTTACTTAGCGACTCACGCTGATTATATGTATCTCCAATCTTCGAACTGAAATCAAACCATAGATCGACTAAATCTGGATGAATGTTCTTAAGACATTGTCCTACATTAATCCAATCTGCATAGCTGGTATAACGGAATTCTGCAAGGTTATTGACATGACTCTCGTAGTATTTCAACATTGGCTCGGTAAGTGGTGCGATATAGTTGCGACCAGGAGAGCTTCCTCGTGAAGGAGCATCTTCTACGCGTGTTGCCTGACGTCCACGACCTGCTGCAGTAGCACGTCCTCCAGAAATTTGAACAACTTCACGTTCACTCTGAACATGGATATTCTGCTTTCCAAATTCAGTCATCGGAGATTCTTCACTTGAAGCAGATCTAACTGAGAGAAGCTTCATTAGTTCGGGTGTAATCGGAACAGATGTATATTCTTCAGTACTCACTTCACCTGTTTCATAATCCCAATCTACAACATAACGAATTTGATAAGGCATACCATCCTTCTTCTTAGAACCAAGAAGAGTCCAGTTGTTTGTGTGTGTCAAAGGCTGTTTGTCATAGACATCTTCCCACTTTCCACGAAACTCAAGTCCATTAAAATACTCTTCCATCTTGTGCTGGTTAAGAATGGATCTCCTAACAGCTTGTTCGACACCAGCATTAGTCTTTAGAGCAGGGACTTGAATGTGAACACCGGAACTAGAGATCTTCTTTGTTGGATCAAATGTAGGACTATCCTTCTCTAGAACATAGATTTCAACATTCTCTTTGATATCAATATACTTCTTCACTTCTGCCATATAACCTTTGATAAAGCTGATAACCTGATCTTTGTTATGACGGTGTTCGTCTACACGTCCATCAAACTTGATATCAAGATCAATTCTAAGTTGTCCAATCGCAGTGTTCTTCTCAGTTAGATACCTTGGAACTGAGTTCTTCAAATCCGCACAATAAAGCTTCCTAAAATCGTCCATACAATCTTCAGGAACATTCCACTTTTCTCGGTTATCAAAGGACCACAAGTTAAACTGACTTTTGTCTGTAACACGAAATCCCGCACGCTTGGTCTCACTAGGAGAATCGGGATCGCCATTTAGGAAAAGGTCAAGCTTCGTAATAGGCATCCTGTAATACTAAGAGGGATTACATTGCAGCTAAACTTCCATTTTAAACGCGCCTAGCCTTCCAAAAAAATGGAAGCGCTTTACTACAAGGAGACCTAGATACAGAATGAAGTTTTGTATGAAATGCGATAACATGATGTACAGCATCGAAGAGCGAGAAGGGTCAGCCTTTCTAAAATGTCGGCAGTGTGAATACGAGGAACCGATTACCAAAGAAAATCCAGTAGTCTATGATCACGATCTAATGCAAGATACGTCGATTCAATACTCTATCAACCCGTATCTTAAACACGATCCAACACTTCCTAGGTTCACAACAATGAAATGCCCAAATCCAATGTGCACTACCAAAGGCAAGGAATCTAACATTGTTGGCATCAAGTTAGATGTCAAAAATGTGATTTGGATGTATCAGTGTGCTGCGTGTGATGCTACTTGGAAACAAGCAGCACGGGGCCCTTAAACTTAAACTGGTCTACGAACAGCTCTGTATCCACCTGTAGCTTTTGTATCAACTCGAGCTAGTTGAGGTGTTGGAGCGTATACACCAGACCATTTTGCAGCTGTTGTAGGAAGACCACCTACTTGTTGTGTCTTACCCGAACTCAAAGTTCCAGACTGAGCAAGTGTAACTAAACTTTTTGGATTATTTACATATCCAACTCCATCGTAAGGTCGAACACGAGCAATTCCGTTAAGAGTTGAATATCCAGTTGTTTGATATGTTGTAATAGTAAGATTTCCATATGCACCAGTTACAGCAGTTCCAGTTGCTGAGCTTGAAATAGCAAAGACCGTTGTACTTGGAACTTTTGAAACACTCACTAAACTTAGATTGAATGCAGAAGTATTCAAACTAGTAATTGATAGATTTTGAGTGCTAGTTGTGAGACCATGTTCTGATGCAGTTGTATAGTATACAAATCCATTAATACGACCTGTTGTAGAACCAGTAACAGCTGTACCAGTTGCTGCATTAGTAACCCTAAATTGTGTAGCCGTAAGTCCAGATGAAATAACAGTTTGACTTGTTAAGTTAAATGCTGTTGTTGAAAGACCTGAAATTGTAACTACATCTCCTGCAACAAGTCCATGAGCTACAGAAGTTGTATATGTTACAGCACCTCCAGATGCAGAAGCAGCTGTAATAGTTGTAGCAGATGCAGATGTAATAGTGGTTTCAACTCTTTGTACAAGTTCTCTAGGACCTTCAAGTAAAAAGGCTGCTTGACTTCCAAGTAGTTGAGCGTTCAAAACCGATTGGGTTGCAAAGGGCTGATCGCTGGTTTGAATTTTAGTTGGAATAGCTCCATTACGATAGGCCTGTGAGGCAGCCTGTGCTTTAATGAACGATGTATAATCCGAAGCAGACAATGTCGGCATTTGTGATTAGAGACGGAAAATACGCCC